GTGCCGCCACCGAAGCCGCCGAAGCCGCCGAAGAGAGAGATGTCGAAGCCTGCCTATGGGAGGGGAGAGGAATGTCCTTACTGACTGTGACTGTTCTCAGCGTGACGCTGTCTCCGTCGTGGAGCGGATACGTTGGGATGTACGCCGACCCGCTGCACTGCCGAGCGATGCAGGACATCATAGCCGAGGATGATCCCGGCGCCGTGGTTCGCTGTGAGAATGTGGTGCTGCTCGAGCCTGTGCCCGTGCCGCCGCCGAGACCTGACAACCTGAAGCCGCGCTACGTTCCCGTGCCGGTGCCACCGATGAGGCCGCTGAGATGACCAAGAACCGAGAGCCGATGCCCGGCGAGATCAGGGCTGTCAACTACATCGTGGGTGAGAAGAACGGCCAGCTGCTCTTCAACTACCGACTGGAGCAGTATGTTCTGGTATCTGGCCACGATACTTGGCCAAGGCCGGGGGAGTGGGTGCCGATCCGCGTCTATCAGGAGGGCGAGGATGGGACGCTGACGGAGATACTGCGATGACCAAGGACCGAGAGCCGATGCCCGTCCACGAACTCTGCAAGTTCGTCAGCGACAGAACCGACGACTACCGCGTCTACGATTGGCGTCAGGTGGAGGGCATGAGAGAGCGCGTTGCTGGTTATGCTTCGCAGCTATCTTACTCCGAAGCAAAGGCATACGGACTACGCAGTCGCATGATCAAGGTGCATGATGTGATGGAAGAGATGCGAGGTGCGCGCCTCTACGAGTGGGCTGACAAGCTGCGCGATGCGCTGGAGGGGAGATCATGATCACCGAGGAAGAAGTCGAGCGCGCCGTGATCGAGGCTTTCAAGGTCGTGTTCAAGCGGTGGAAGCGGGAGGAGAAGTGACATGCAGTTTCTGAACGAAGACAAGCGCATCTGGGACAAGCTGACCGACGAGGAAAAGGGCAAGCTGCTGGTGGCTTTTTACGAAGGCAAGGTAGTTCAGGAGTGGTGTGAAGACGAAGGTAACGGTGAATATGATTGGTATGGTTGGTATGATGATTGCCTACACCCAGAATGGGCGGATGGCATCTGGCGTATCAAGCCCGAGACTGTGAAGGAGGTGCATTGGTGCAATGACTATGAACATGGACCCAATGGTTGGTGGCATAAATCAAGAGAGAATGCAGATTCAAAAAGCGGCCCTGCTCGCATCGCCGTCATCCGCCGCGAGATCGTGGATGGTGTAGTCAGCTACTACAAAGAGGATGTGTGATGACCGATAGTGAAATGCTGGCGATGATTCGAGCCTTACTGCCAGACACCTACTCTGAAAGCAAGGACTGGCGCGGCGGCAATGTAACTGAGCGGATTATGTGGCTCAAGTTCATGGTTGAGAGTAAAACGGAAGAAGTTGACCGGCTCATAGACATCCTGAACGACGGCCGCATCAAATCCCAAGCCGCCGAGATCGAGAGGCTGCGGTCCTATATCTCAGCCCAAGCCGACCGCATCCAAGCCCAAGCCGCCGAGATCGAGAGGCTGCGGGATGATCTGAAGAAGGAGATAGAGGAAAAGCTGGATGCAATCAGCACTCTTGACGCTTGGTTTGACCGCAGAAAACTGGCGCATGATTCCCTAGATCAGGCGGTTGTTGATGCTGCATCTGGATATCTGCGAACATCGCGGTGTGGCGGTATGAAGCAGAAGGATAGTGATCTTGTGCTTGCCGTCATTCAAAACATGGCACGCCTCAGTGTGTTTGCCGATCTTTTTGCCCGCTCCACACTCGCAGAACTGAAGGGAGACAAGACATGACCGACGACGACGATCTGGTGAAGCGGCTGCGGGATAGGGCGAAACAAGAGAGACTTATTCAAGCCAATAACGAAGCTGTGGCGGCTGCGTTGATGGGCCAGCGCCTTCTGTTCGATCAGGGTCATCGCAGTCCCTCCAATACCTACGCTGTTCGTCTGTATCTGGACCACGAGAAATGCGCGAGACAGGACGCCGAGTTAGCCGCTGATTGGGACGAAACAGCCGACCGCATTGAGGCGCTGGAGGCCAAGCTGGCGAAGGCGGTGGAGGCTTTGGGTGAGATCGCCACGGATGAACATCCTCTTGGCTGGATCGCTATTGCTGCCCTCAAAGAACTGACAGGAGCCAAGCCATGACCGACTACACCACAGACCACCGCATCAATCTTGAAGCATACCTTGCGACCCACACTCTGCCAAAGGGCGTGGGCCATGAGGAAAGCGCCTGCACTCTGGCTGCTATCAATCTTGCCATGTCTGGCAGGCTGACTGACGACATCCCTGCCTGCATGTCGGAAGTTTTGGGCAAGGCCGCAATAGGTCTGCAAGATGCAATGCCCGATGAGATGCGTAACAGCCCGCGCTACAAGTCGCTCATCCCTGACATGCCCGGAACGGGCCGAGCGCAAGAGCAAGAGCGTATTGCAATCTTGATGGATTGGATGTGGGGCGCTGTGCTGCCTCAACTCCAAACCATCGCAGACAAAAGGGGGTTCGGGGGTGAGTGGCGGCTGATGTGTCACGACAGGGCGGCGGATGCTGCTATTGCTGCTGCTGTTGCTGCTGCTCGTGCTGATGCTCATGCTGCTGCTCATGCTGCTCATGCTGCTTATGTTGCTGATGCTGCTCGTGCTGCTGCTTATGCTGCTGCTGCTCATGCTGCTCGTGCTGTTGATGCTGCTACTGATTATGCTGCTGCTCGTGCTGAATTTTGGGCGACCATCGACCCCATCGGTGTTTTGGAGCGCATGACTTATCTGAAAGGAGCCAAGCCATGACCGACGCTACTGTGAAAGACATCTGCCAAGCATGGGCACAGGCAGGATATGGAGATGAATGCTTCTGGGAACACTGGGCTGAGTGCCCGACAGAAGAAACTCTTACACCAAACATGTTGCTTGCTTGCATCGAAGCCCAAGCCGCCGAGATCGAGAGGCTGCGGGGTGATCTAAAGAGGGCGGTGGAGGAGCGTGACGAAGCTCTGAACCAATTGGACAGCGCCCGGCACAGCGTTGACGTTTTGGAGAAGCGTGTCTCAAAACTGATGGGAGCCAATCCATGACTGACTACACCACAGACCACCGCATCAAGTTGGAGACTTACCTTGCGAGTTGTGTGCTTTCTCGTGGCTTAGGCAGGAAGGAAAGCGCCTGCACGCTGGCCGCTATCAACCTCGCCATGTCCGGGGAATTGACTGACAAAATCCCTGCCTGCATGTCTAAGGTCTTGGGTAGTGCTGCCGTCGAACTGCAAGACGCCATGCCAGACGAGATGCGCAACAGTTTGCGTTACAAGTCGCTCATCCCTGACATGCCCGGCACTGGCCGGGCGCAAGAGCAGGAGCGTCTTTCAGTTTTGCTGGACTGGTTGTGGAGCGTGGTTCTGCCGCAACTTCACATCATCGCAGAGAAGGGTGGCTTTGGGGATGAGTGGCGGACCATGTGCCAAGACAGGACGGCAGATGCCGCTCGCGGCGCTGCTAATGCTGCGTGGCATCATGGTGATCGTGCCGATGCTGCTGATGTCGCTGTTATTGCTGCCGTTACTGCTGCTGCTCGTGCTGCTGATGCTGCTACTATTGCCACCACTGTTGTTAACAGTGCTGCCGCCGTCGCTGCTTATGCTGATTCCTTCTGGTCAGCCATCGATCCTATCGGTGTCTTGGAGCGCATGACTTATCTGACGGGAGACAAGACATGACTGACGACCTCCGCATCCAACTGCAAGAGCAGGCGAACAAAGCCGCCTACTGGAAGGAAAGAACCGTGCAGGCTGATGCCCTAGCAAGAGAGGCAGAGTCTGAGGTTGATAGTCTTCACTGTCAAATGGAGCACTTGCGCGAGGAGCACAAGAAGGAGCAGGAACTCTGGAGGGAGCGCGCCGAGTATTGGCAGCAGATGTGGTCGCGCACAGCGAGCCGCCTGATGCAGGTGGACCCCGCCTTCAACAAGCCGAGCGAGACCGTGGCCGACGAACTGAAGAGGCTTGAGCGCATTCTGTCGAGCGACAACCCGAACCCGTGGAAGGACGTGTGATGCCCGTCGAGATCATACTACCAGCCTACAACATCAATCCCGTGCTGGCTCGCAAGCATGAGGCGAAGATCGCCACCTTCATGCATCGGCAGAGGAACATCGAGTTGAACAGGACAGCAGACCTGCCAGACGACTCGCCCATGAGGAAGGCCCCGCGCCTTAGGTCGGAGTCGAAGCCGACCCAATCCAACAGGGACAAGCCACTTGTCCCCACTGACAAGGTTCTTCTTGCCCTACTGAAGGGGCAGAAGCTAACATCAACCGAGATCATGCGCGCGACTGGGCTCAACAGAGACACGCTCAGGGCAGCGCTACTCAGGCTTTCCAGCCGTGGTCTTCTCATCAAGGAGGTGCGCGGCAACCACATCACATGGCACACAGTAGGGGAGCAGACGCATGTCGAAGAAGCGTAGCGCCGATGTAGGCATTACCGAAAAGCAGTTCGACAGGATCATGGAGTCGATACCGAAGCAACTCCGTCCTGTCGATGTGTCGAAGCTACTGGCCTCGATCATCTACTCATACGACATGGTCGAGGAGACACCGGCCATCCTGTCCTACGCCGTGATCCTGCTGCGCGAGGCTGGCGTTGCGATTGACCCCAACACCGGCATCATGACGCGCGAAAAAGTTCAAGTGCACTAAAAAATGGGGGGGTGGATAACCACCCCCCTAAGTCCACTGTCAGATGTCAGGTCAGGTCAGAGAACCAATGTCCTTATAGGAACCTTTCAGGCCGTGGTCAACCACCTTGTCCATGTCTGTCTCGTGACATCCTGCATTCATACGCTATGGCCTCATAGGCGGCAGCATCAACGTAGTTGTCCTTGTGTGTCTTGCCTTGCATCGTCCTCACATCCTTGATCATCGTCATCATCTTGGCGATGTCCTCTCCATCGAGCGGCACAGTGATGCGATACTTGGCCTTGATCCACGCGGAGAACAGGATCGCTGCATTCTCCATGTTCCTGACCACATCGCCATACTGAGCCTCTCTATGTATGCCGGTGATCTTGATTGCTTCAGCAAGGACAGAGACCCTGTCAGACAGCGGGCGCTTTGGCCCGCCGTTCTGTTCGATCCAGTCCTCGAGATCGATCTGTTCGGTCAAAATGGCAACTCCTCCTCCTCGTCTTCTTCTGAGTCCTCGGCCTTCACTGGCAGCAGACCAGAGAACGGGTCGTCTCCGTTCTCGCTGTAGGTCGATGTTGCCAAGCTATAGATCAGCGCTGCCTTGCCCTGCTTCCCGATCCACGAGAAGCGGCACTTCCATGAATGGATTTCCGACACGGGGGAGTGGGCAGGATCGGGGCGGTGAACGCTGATGCCGCAGTCTGCCTTGGCCCACCATGCGGCAGAACCAGAGATGTCATTGCCGTTCGGCACTGGCAGTTTGCCATCGGTGCCGCGCATCATCTTCGTCGGGTGGGCAACGAACCAGACATGAACCTCATGTGCCTGTGCGAAGAGCCTGACCTGAGACAGCATGTTGGAAATCCAATCTGTCTCGGCAACGTCCTTCGGCTTGGCGATGTAGTTGTAGGGGTCGATGACGGCGCCCCTGATGCCATGACGCATCACCGCAACACGCAGCCGCTCCAAGATGCTGTCGAGAGATGCGAGGCTGCCGTCTGCTTGGTAAAGGAAAGAGAAGTTCGATTGAACAAACGACTTGCCTTGTTCAAGTTCCCGCTTGGTCATGCGAGGCGTAGGCCCGTCGAAGAACGGCTTGCGCAGGTACTTGCTGACTAGCTTCGCGATGTGGAGGCGGGGTTCGTTTTCGAAGGAGCAGATGGCGTGCCGCCATCCCTTCTCTTGCGCGAGGTTGACCATCAACTGGTCAACGAACTCTGACTTGCCGGATGATGGGTGACCTGTGACGATGGTCAGTTGGCCCGGTGCGATGGTGTAGATTTCGTCAACTGTCGGGTAGCCTGTTGTCTCGCCTCTCCCTATGCCCTTGTCGTATATGTCGTCGAGTTGCTGGAAGAAGTGGGAGGAGTCGTAGAGGCCTGAGATCGGCCACGGCTTGCAGTCGGATAGCAACCTGTCGATGCCATCCTGACCGTACTTGAGCCATACGTCATTGGCATCCTTGCATCCCTCTGGGTACTCGACGTACCAGCAGCGGTCCTTGCCGATGCGTCTGGCTATCTCCTCGGCAGCGGCCTGCCCCGGACCGTCGGCATCCGTTGCGATGACGATCCTCTCAGCCGCATCGATCTGCTTCTTGGCGTCCCATACGAACTTGAACTTGCCGTCCTCCTTCGGATCGACGGCACCATCCACCACCTTCATCGGTGCCCCATTGGGGATCGATACGGCACTGCGATAGCCAGCCTCGACGAAGGTTGCCGCATCGACCTCGCCCTCGGCAATGATCATCCAGTCGTTCGGCTCGACGTTCTCGATGTTGAAGAAGGTCTGCGGTGCGCCTTGGCAAGCAAAGCCTTTGGAGGCAATCGCTCGAACCTTGGCCGCGTACTCATGCCCGTTGTTGAAGTATGGGAAGACGACGCAATCCGTCTCTTCGCCAACCGCGCGGATGAATGCCCGCGTCTCCTTGATCCTCAGCGTCTCAGCAGTCTTCTGGGATAGACCCCTACTCTTCAACCATCCAAGTGCTTGTTCCGAAAGGGTATTCCAGTTATGCTTCGGCACTGCGTTCACGATGACTCTCCTGACATGAGATGCTCTTTCCTCGAGGGGCACGATCCCCTCTTGCCCACAGTGCCAGCACTTGAACAGTGCCCGCTCTGTCTCGATCTGGATGGAGAGACTACGCTCTCCCTTCTTGCGGCGCTCCGGGCCACATGATGGGCAGACGATCTTGTGCTGTCCGGTCCCCAACCTGTGAGCCTCGCCGCGAACTTTGTGTTCGATCAGCACGGCTTCCTCTTTCTGACTCTGACCGAAGCAGCCTACATGACCACCTCTGAAAGTGTCAATAGGGTTGTGCCGTGCGACACATTGACCACACATGTCTTACACAAGTAGTATATGTATGAAGTATATACATGAGGTATCTACATGTAGGTTCTTTGTAGTTCTGTGTAGTACTATAGGTTGGGTATACCTATACCTACCTATACTAGAGTAGGTAGTACTACCTCTTCTATACTAGAGACTCTAATGATTGACCTTGGATTGTTCTTGTCTAGAGACCAGTAGATGTGTTTGATCTTTACCTGTCTATCGTTCTGGTAAACGATACCCTGCATACAATCCAAGATCACACTCTCGTCTAGGTCAGGTCTTCTGGAACTGTAGTAGATGACCGCCTCGACCTTAACATCGCCCTCGATCATCGTCTTCACTTGGGCGGCACACTGAAGCCGGAAGGCGTCGGCATACGACCTCGCCTTGGCAGACTTGATGATGGCAGGCCTGCCGCCGAAGGTGACAATCTTCCGGCTGTTAGCCTTTGACGCTGGTTCACCGAGGACAGTGAACGTGACATGTTGAGACATGTATTGACCTCTCTGGACTAAGAGTATATGACATGGATCAGGAGGAGACTCAATGAAGATCACAAACAAGCACGGCCTTCCGAAGGCATTCGTGGACTATGCCACGGCTGACCGGTACAGCAAGGGCAATGCTGACATCTCGGTGACCTCTCTCATCGACAGCCCGAGGGTTCGCCTCCTCAAGGACAGGCACTCAAACGACCTCGAGTCGGATGCTGCCGATATGATCTGGCCGCTGCTCGGCACCGCCGTCCACAACATTCTGGAGCAGTCCACCTCCACGGGGAACGTGGTCAAGGAGGAGCGGCTGTTCATGGAGGTGCAGGGCTGGACCCTGTCCGGGGCCATTGACCATCAGGAGATCGTGGACAACGTGGTCCACATCACGGACTACAAGGTTACCTCGGTGTGGTCCGTCATCTTCGGCAAGGAAGAGTGGGAACTCCAGCAGAACGTCTATGCCCACATGATCCGCAAGGTGAAGGGCATGGAGGTTGGCTCGATCAGCATCTGTGCCATTCTCAGGGACTGGAGCCGCAGGGACGCTGCGTTCAAGCCTGACTATCCGCAGTCCCCGGTGGTGACAGTTCGATTGAACTTGTGGGACAGCGAGAGGGCAGAGGCCTACATCAGCGAGCGGATATCGGCACACCAGTCCGCGCAGATGGACCACGACCTCAACGAGAACTTGCCCGACTGCACCGACGCGGAGCGGTGGGCGAAAGAAGACTCTTGGGCTGTGAAGAAGCCCGGAGCCAAGCGGGCCATCAAGGTGCTCTGGTCGCATCAGGAAGCGATCAACTACGTCGCAACGCTGCCAGCGAAGCACGAGATCGAGCACCGCAAGGGTGAGTACACACGCTGCGCGAACTACTGCGCCGTGTCCGAGTTCTGCAACCAGTGGGCCATGGATCAAGTGTCTTCAGCGGTAGACGGGGAGAATTGGGGGTGAGGGACGGTGTTGATGTCGCAGATGAAGACGACCTGAAGAAGCGATGGTGGTCTTGGCACAAGAAGAACCCGCACGTTTGGAGGCTCTTCGAGAAGTTTACCATGATCGCCATAGGCAGGGGGCACAAGAACCTGAGCGCTTGGCTGATCGTCAACAGGATACGATGGGAGACAAGCATTGAGACGGAGGGCGAGGACTTCAAGATCAGCAACGACTTCATCGCCCTCTATGCGCGGTACTTCATGCACAAGCACCCGCAGTACAGTGGGTTCTTCAGAACCAAGCAGATGAAGAGGGCAGACTTGCCCGGCAACACAGATACAGAGGAATGACGATGTCAGAGAAGATGCCAGAACCTTGGGAAGTGCTGTCGAAGATCGACGTATCCCAGCACATCGAGAAGAAGAACGGCCTATCCTACCTGTCGTGGGCGTGGGCATGGGGCGTGCTCAAGCAGCACTACCCCGGAGCATGGTTCCGCAAGCACGAAGACATGGGTGGCCTGCCCTACTTCAAGGACGAGCATGGATACTCGTTCGTGCGCGTCACTGTCGGCCTCGACCACAGCGGAGACAACGATGTCACCGAGACCATGCCGGTCCTCGACCATCGCAACCGCGCGATCCAGAACCCGGATAGCTTCGCGGTCAACAACTCGCTCCAGCGGTGCCTGACCAAAGCCATCGCCTATCACGGCCTCGGGCACTACATCTACGCTGGCGAAGACCTGCCGCAGCAGGAGGCCCCGCAGAGCCCCGCAGAGGCCCGGCAGACCGGCAACCAGTCTGCTCAGGTGTCGGGGGTGCAGGCTGGGGCAGCGGCCTCTACCGGCGCTCCCAAAGCCTCTGCTCCGGTAAGCACGGATCAGGCGCCAGAAACTGTCGCCGCGACGTTCATGGCGTTCATCCCGACATGCAATGAGATGAAGGAACTGAGCGGCTTCTACACCAAGAACAAGGCGGCGATTGCCTACTTGGAGTCCACCAAGCCAGACCTCCACGCGCAGGTCATGGCGGCATTCTCGAAGCGCAAAGCAGAACTGAAGGAGAACTGAGATGAACGACCGACAAGTCCGTGAGGGCGGCGTCCTCTTCGTGAACAACCGCAAGCAGCAGCAGAACCACCCTGACTTCACCGGCAACATCTGCCTGTCGAAGGAAGCGGTGCAGAGCATCGCCGATCAGGTGCGATCTGGTGTTGAGTTTCCCGCCCTCGACCTTGCCGCATGGAAGAAGGTCAGCAACGGCGGCAAGCACTTCATATCCATCAGCGCCAAGAAGCCATACGAAAAAGGTCAGCAGGGCGGCGGTAACAGCAACCGCCGCAGCCCGCAGAGCACGCCGTTCTCGATGGGGTCTGGCAACGACCTCAACGACGAAATCCCTTTTTGAAATCAAATGCTTCTACCGAAGCACATAGCAATCAGAGACGAGGCATACCTCAATACCGTGAGGGGTTTGCCTTGCCTCATCTGCGGCAAGCCGGGAGAGGCGCACCATGTCAACCACGCAGAGGCACGCGGTGTGTCCCTCAAGGTGGGTGACAACTGGGTCGTTCCCCTTTGTCACCCATGCCACATGACCCTCCATCACTACGGCAATGAGTCTGTGTGGTGGGCGCTAGAGGGTGTTGATCCCATAGACTGGGCAAGCAAAAACTGGAGGAAGTACAATGACGCATAATCACAACGCTATCTGGTCGCGTGCCGACTTGGACAAGATGTTGAAGATGGCAGAGGCCGGGTACGGGAGCGCCCGCATCGGGCTCGAGCTTGGCAGGACGAAGGCCGCTGTGTCGGTAGCCCTGTGCAATGAGCGCAAGAGGATTCGCAATGCGGAACTCGATGCAGCGCCAGAACAAGACCCCTCTGGGGGCACATCGCATCTCGGTGAGGTCGTCAAGAAGAGCGCTGTTCCGGGTGGCACCGAGCGCATATCGTACCGCATCGACGAGGCTGTGAAGATGACCGGCATCGGCAGGACTACCATGTACAAGTTGGTTTCCGATGGAAAGCTCAGGGTCGTTCGTGTCGGTGGGTGTACCCTCATTCCCGCTGATGAACTGAAGGCGCTTTTCGCCCCCGAGAAACCCAATGACGGTTTCATCTCAAGGTTCTTCAAATGGAAGAAGTGAGGAAGGCCGCGATCCACTTCGAGGCAGTCAAGGTCTCGATGAACCAGAACAAGGAGGGGATGGCTCTGCGCCTCAGCATCCACCCCAACGACTGCCCGCAGGAACTGCTGGCTGACTGGGTCGGGACGCGGTACATGGTCGCCATGGTCAAGTTGACGGACGACGATCAGCCTGACATGCGCGACGAGCAGAGACGTATAGAACGCATGATCGCATCCGCTGGGATGCTGTGCAGGAACGAAGAGTTCTACGAGTTCCTGTTCGAGCACGGCATGTGTGACTTCGTAACAGAGGCTGACGCGATGGAGAAAGAGAGCACCAGCGCGGTCAAGTCGTTCTGCAATATCAAGAGCCGGGCCGATCTTCGCGATAGCCCAAAGGCCAGAGAGATGTTCGAGTCGCTCAGAGACCGTTTCAAGGAATGGAAGAAGGCACAACCATGAGCAACCCGGAACTCCTAGACATGGGCGAGATCGCAGCGATGCTGTCCGTCCACAAGAAGACCCTCTATCGCTTCATCAAGGACAACAAAGACCCCACGTTCCCGAAGCCGATAGTGTTTGGACCGAAGACACTGAGGTGGGTGAAGCAGGATGTCGAGCAGTGGCTGTCGAGCAGGGCCACCGCATGAAAGAAGAACCGGGCAGTGCCCGGTTCCTCTACAAGAAGTTCATCTGAACTTTCAGATGTCCCTCATGAGTTGGTTGGCGCGAGCGGTGAGTTGCTGCCTCCGCTCGTCCAGCCTCTCCAAGATGAGACGCTTCTGGTCTTCAGGTAGTCTGCCTTCCCTGACCTGACGCATCTGTCTGGAGAGTTTCCTGAGAGCATTGTCAATCGCACGAACGGCGCCAGAGACTTTCAGTTCATCAGAGAAGCGCTCACGGGCATCAGCAAGGCGCTCCGTGTTGCCCTCCTCTACGGCAGCCTTGACCTCATCAAGGGCGGTCAGGACGCGGTTCCTCTTCTCGACGTAGGCGCCTGTATCTTCCCTTGTCGTGACGGTGCCTATGATCTTCCCGAAGATCGGAACATTCCTGACCACATCTTCAGAGAAGCCCTCATCATACGCCCTGAACGGCGTCTCTGCCGTCCTGATGACAAAGCGACCGACGCCACCTGTCAGATACTCAAACCAGAAGTCGATGAGATCAGGTGACACATCGACCATACCCTTCACTTCTGTCGTGCCGCCGGTGACAGAGTTCATGGCGTTGGCCAGCCATACAGCCGGAACACTTGTGGTTGACCAGTAGAGTTGGCTGGAGGGAGTCCTGTCGCCGGGGAAGCCTTCCTTATAGACAGGCTGGTTGGCAAAGTTCTCGTTCTGCCAAATGTCGATGAACGGATCGAGCACGGTTGGGGAGGCCGCGTTGGCAAAGCTCTCGCTACCGCCAATCGGGTTAACCGTATCCAGCATGGTGCCGACAATGCTCCCGGCAGCCTCGCTCGGCTCATACGCTCCGCGCGACAGACGGCCCATGGCGCGGCCCAAGTTGTGCGCCATATTCAGGCCGTAGGGCATCGGGATGGAGATGTACGAGCGATCAGTGAAGCCGAAGACATCGGGCAGGATCAGGTTGTGCTCGAGGACGTACTCAGGAATCTTGTCGTAGAGCTTCTCGCCATCCTCATCGTCTCCCGACATTATGGCATTGAGGTAGTCCTGCATGATGCCAACACCGATTGCGGCAGCCCAGAACTTCTGAACCTTCTTTGACCTGAGTGCCGCGTTCAGCATGGCGAAGGAGCCCTGAAGCGAGGCGTTGTAGAACAGGTACATGGCGTTCATGAACGTCTTGTAGTCGCCGCCCTTGGCAAAGTTGACGGTGATGTTCCGGGCAGCCTGAGCCGCACGCTGAGGCGTGAAGCCCTTGTCGAGTAGTGCCTTGTAGGTTGTGACGCGGATGCCGTTCTCGATGACCGTGTTGTAGTCCTCGACGAAGCTAAGGAGAGACATCGCTCCCTTGCCCACGAAGCCGTTCTTCACGCGGTTGAACTGCTTGCGCGCACCGCTGTCAGCGATGTCGCCGATGATGCCGCTGATGTTGTCCATCTGGTCGGCAACCGTGTTGACTTGGTTCGTCGCGTTCTGGCCCCCGTTCTTCACGAAGTCACGGTATATTCTGGCCCACTCGGAAGAGTTGTCGTTGTTGCGGATGGATTGCTTGATGCCGCGAAGTGCGCCCGGAACATCCCTCACGATCTTCCGCGTCAGGCCATCGATCTCGTACTGAGCCACGTTCACGCCCGCAGTCTGAAGGTCGCGGAACATGTTGGTGATGAAGAAGGCCGGGTTGAGAGAGGTGTTGATGCTAGCCAAGTACCGGTTGATTGTCGCCAAGGCACGGATCAGCCCGTTGTTGTGAGTGGGCGACATGCTCCCCTTGAGGGCGGATGCGATGGCATCGCTCTCCAGTTTGACGATGACCTCCTTGCCGTCCTCCTTCACGACAAAGATGTCTGGCTCGTTGCGGAAGTTCGGATCGAGCACGGTCTGGACGGTCTGGACCACCGTGCCGTCAGCGCGCTTGCGCTCCACGAGGACGCGCTTCTGCACATCCTTCATGTCACCCGGCTTCAGGATGCGGCCATAGGCCTTGGTCTTGGCGGGGTCGGAGCGCAGCAGTTGCAGGAAGGACTGGCCCACCTTGTTCCGCTCTGCCCTGATGATCGCGTTCTGGTTCTGCACGAGCAGGTTCGGGATGATGTTGTCAGCGTAGTCGTAGCGACCCAGAGAGCGCCGGTCCTCCCTGCGGCGGGCACCGTACATGGGCGAGCGATACGGCCCCGTGGCCTGCTCATCCACCGGCTCTCCAGAGGGGTCGCGCTTGCCACGCAGGGGGACGTAGTTGTCGTACTGAGGAACATCGACCGTGTCCCCGGTGGTGGGGTCTGTGTACTGGAAGAACTCCCTCGGGATCAGGCCACCCTCAAGGCGGACATCGTTGGTTGACTGCACGATCCTCTGCGTAGCGTCGGCGATCTTCTGCATCGTGCTGGCGTAGGGGCTGCTTGCGAACCAAGCGAGGATCGCGTCGGCCTCACCGTCAGTCATGCCAGAGCCAGCATCGTTCTCTGGATCGATGCCACGGATGTACTCGTTCCGCTCCTTGGCATGGCTGGCGTAGAGGAAGATGTCAGCCATCGAGAGAGCGTTGCTGCGTGTGTCATTGAAGGCCACATCGGCGAAGCCACGGCCAACAGATGCAGAGTTGGACGCCGCGATGAGTTGCTGCTTGGCTTGGTCAGTGACCTTGAGGCTGCCGACGAGGTCAATGAGCGGGCGGTACAGGTTGGTCTGTGCCTGCTCCACCTTCTCCCCAACCACGCCGTGGTAGAGTTCCTCCTGCATGTAGGTGTCCATGGCGTCGGTGATGTTCAGGCCATTGGCCCGAAGCTCATCGATCATCCGACCCACGGGGATCATGCCGTCTTGGAACTTCTTGATGATGCCGTCAGCGATCTGCTTGGAGCGTGCATCGTCTGCCCCGATGCCGGTGATGCGAAGGCCTTTTGCCAACAGGTCAGCAGCCTTCGAGTAGACCACGTTGGTCTGCTTCTGTGCCGTCTGGCGCTGGACCTTTCCGGCAACAGAGTTCCGCGTCGGCACCATGGACTGCCGCACCAGAGGCGTTGGAGATGGCGCTGAGGTGGGCTCTTGGGCTGGCATGTCGCCAGCCCTGCCCTCAGTCCATGTCCAATCAGGCATGAGGCCAGTCTTCTGATCTGCGAAGACAGTGTCCTCGACCTTGGCATTCCGGTTCGAATCGCCATAGGGTCCGTAGTTCAGCCAAGAGTTCTGACCACGAGTTTCCGATGTGATTGCCCCAACGGCAGAGCCGGTGAACAGGCGCACATGCGCTTGCCAAGCGTTCTCTTCGCCACGGGCGCGGAAGCCAGAGCCCTCTAGGCCGTGGCCGAATGCGTCGTGAACGGCACGGAAGAGGTCATTGGCGAGGACTGGCGCCGTCTGCTCGCTATCGGGTGATCCAACCGGCCAGCGAAGACCGGTGTCCTCGAGCATGGGGTTGTCTTCGACATTCAGTTCGGTCGCGCCAGAGCCAAAGCCTCCCGCTGTTGGGAAGACGCCCATCTGCTTGTTCGCCCTGATATCGCGCAGTGCGTTCCAAGGGGATGACAGATATGCCTCGTTGTCAGGGCGAGACAGATCGGTGAACCAGAACTGGTAGCCATCCTGCGCCAGCGCATTGTACTGCGCCAATGTCTGGCGAATCAGGTTCTGGTATGCCTCCCTAACCTTGGGGTCTTGCGGCGCATGAGGCATGGCGTCGTACGCCGCAGCAATGCGCGCCGCTCGCTCGGGATCGACATCGACGTACTCTGACTGGCGGCTAAGATCGAGCCCGATGCTCTTGGCGTACTTGTCGGCGATGCGAACAAGACTTGGGTCAGGACCAGTGAAGCCCTCGACGCGGGGCGCTCCGGGCAGCGGCTCTAGCGGCGAGAGAGCAACTGCTCGTTCTGGTGCTGCCAGCGTGCGAGCCTCAGTTTCCCGAGTTCCAAGTCCTCCGACTCCTCGTCCGGGGACGGCTGAATATCGATCCGCTTCGCGACCTCCGGTAATTCTTCTCTGGCGCGGACGTATTCCTCCACCGGCAGCGCCTGCCCCTCGTCCAATTCCCTCAACTCTATCGGCATATCCGACAGAAGCTCCGCTTGCTCGTCTGCCGACGGATCGGTCGAGGCGTACGCCAGCCAGTTCTCCCTCGTAAGAGGAAGGCGCAATTTTACCAGCAGCCCCACCACCGGGTCCAAACCAAGTAGGCTCATTGATACCTCCCATGAACCGTTCAACATCGTCCCGCGCGGATTCGACGGAACGCTTCCCCTCGTTAACCTCACGCCAGATGCCATTAACTCTGGCAACCTTCGCCTTGCTGCGCTTCTCCTCAGCAGGGAAGAGACCGCGCACAGCCTCCCAAGTGATCGACTGAAGTTCACGCGCCGTGATCCCAAGCGACCCAGCCGTCCTCCTGTAAGCCTCAGCGTATATACCATAGACACCGATAGCGCCAGTGTCTCCAATGCTCTTTGCTGCAATCCAGCCTTGCGGCTGCTTAGCCTTCGCCGGGCTGGACCCAAAGTTATGATGAACTTCTGCGCTGCTCCCAGATAGCGGGCGGATCAGTGCTGCGGCAACAGCGTGGGTATCGATGGTGACATCGCCATGGGGCGCATCAGGGGCGAGGATGTTGTTGAAGAAGTTCCTGACCTTGTGCTGGTCGCCCATCGCAAGGCTCGTGGCCTCACGGCTCTGGTGCGTCAGGACATAGATGGCCTTGGCGATTTCAACATTCGACCCCCAGCCAACCTTGCCTGACGGATCGCCGATGAAGTCACCCTCAGCGCTGACGGTGCGGTAGCCTCTCGGGTTGTAGGTCTCGTCGTATAGGCGAAGCCACATGGCCTTCAGGACCGGGTCTTCCAGACCGGCGTAACTGTTGGACATGACAATGCGGAGGGCGGGAGCGTATTGCTCCTTTCCGTAGATGCGCTGTGCCGTCTCGGCCATCTCCACGGTCGGCGTGAACGCGATCATGTTGCCGCGAGAGAAAGTCTGGTGGATGTCGATCAGGCGCTCCGCCAGAGAGACGTTCTGATACCAGTCCTTTTGAGGCGACAGAGCGGCGAGAACCCCAGCGACCGTAAAGTCTGGAATCTGGTACTGACCAGACATCCGCTCGGCGATCTTGCGAGCGCCGTTGTACCACAACTTGGACCGCTTCCTGATCTCTTGAGGCACGCGGTTGTGGAGCCACAGCAGGTTGTCGGAGACAAACTGGATGAAGTCTTCTGCGATCTGGTCAGGGTCTTCAGATGCCGTCACGAACCCCGGATAACCCTTGATGACCTGCATATTGTGAGCAAAGGCCTGCGGGCTCTGCTTCATCGCGTTCAGGTCGACGATCAGGTTCTGCGTCAGCGGGTCTTCGGTCGCCCTCTTGGTGTAGGGCTGCCGAGTAGAGATACGATCTTCAGTATCGCCAGACGCCATGATCCGAGTAATGGCTTGGCCCTCGGCCCAGTCATTGAAGTCAGCGACCTTTTCGCGGTCATACACGCCGTCTGTCTTGAACGCCCCCTCAGATGCAAGCACCATCGAGAACCGACGATATGGCTTCGGCCCACGCTCGTAGACGCGCGTCTCTGACGGGTAGAAACTGTGGACATAGTGGAACGGGTCTGGCGTCAGCCTGTTGTTCTCGGACAGGACGAGACGTAGACGCGGTGCCTTGAGCGGGCGGTTGTCGATCCACTCGAGAGCGAACTGATCACCGTCCTTGCCACCTATGACGGAGTCGCCGTTCCTCATCCCCTGCTGCTTCCAGACCTGAAGCATGTCGAAGATGGCCTTGTTGACGTCCTTGTACTTGGACATCTCGTAGAGTTCTTGGTCGTGCTTGCGAGCGATGATGTGCTTCAGCCCGTACCCGGTATCGACACCGCGCTCACGGAAGATGTGCTCGCCGACAGGCAGAATGACCGACTGCTTCCTGCCACGGTAGTCAATGATATTGCCGTAGGAGTAGGAGTCAGTGCCGTCCCTGTTCTTCACGGGAGACGGCACAGGCATGAACGACTTGCGTTCGCGGGGGTCAGCCGCGATTGCGACGGCAAGGTCGTCAAGTTGCCGGTTCAGGTCGGCCAGTTCTTCGGGGGACAACTGGTCATCGACAGAGACATCAGCCTCTGCCGTCGGGACTGCGGCGGGTGCGGCAGCCTGAGCGACAGGAGCGGCGCCACGCGGCCTTGCCCCGATCTCACCGTAGCGGATGCCCTCGAAAATCTTCTCGACCGAGTCGAAGCCACGCTCGGTGTGTGCCCCGATGAGAGCCTTGAAGAAGTTCTTGAGGCGCTCGAAGATCGTCTTCTGCGGTCCTTTGACCGTGGTCTTGCCATCAAGGTAGTCGCGGAAGAGTTCTGCGACAGCCTCCTCCTGAATGACCGCCTCATCATACCCCATGGCACGGGCACGCTCTTCGTAGGTGTAGCTACGCTCGACGGGCTTGCCCTGCTTGATCGCCACATACTTCTTGTTCTTGGCGTAGGTGGTGAGCGTGCTCCACTCGGCATCGGTAAGAACGCCCATCAGGCGAAGGGCGTGGATCACCTCGTGGTTCATGACGCTGGCGATGGAGTCGAACAACTCCTGATCGGTCATGCCCTTGCGGTAGATGCCCATCGACAGGCTGATGATCCGCTTGACCGGATCATACTTGCCCTCGGCAACGCCCATGACCCTGCCAGACTGGTCCCGCGCCAGCATGGCCTGAGCGCCCTCAAGGCGAACGTCCTTGAGGCCGAGGTTGTTGAGCCGCTTGCGCAGGGCTCCGAACACCTTCTGCTGCTGTGCCGTGAAGATCGGTGTGTAGTTCACCGGCTCCTTCATCGTGGCGGCATTGAAGCGTGCCTGAGCCGCAGCCTCGCGCTCCTTTGCGGCCTGCACCGTGGCAGAGGGGTCGCGGAGTCGTGCCGTGGCTGTGTCGCGCAGTTTCTTCAGGTCGGCTGCCGTCTGCTCCAGTTGCTGAAGCCGTGCCTTCTGGGCATTGTTCAGTTGAACTTTTTTCTGCCGCTTGCGGAGATTGGCAGCCTGTTTCTCCGCATCACTGATCTGCTGGTTATAGCCCGCGATGTTCTGCCGCAGCGTCTCCATCTGCTGCTGGATGGCTGGTGCCGTTGCTTCGGTTGCAGGCACAGCCACCTTGGCAGCATCCAGCGCCACACGCTCTACGGACGGGATGGCGCCAGCCTGCTTCGCGCTCTTGATCTCGGTCTCAGCCGCAGCGACACGAGCCTTCGCTGCCTCGATTGAGGCATCAAGGGTGTCGAGCTTCTGGTTAAACAGGACGGGATCGGCCCTCTTCCCGGTGGAGTCCTTGCCGGTCTGCTCTGCGCGGCGGACTTCCTCGATGAGGTTCTTGCGCTCTTTCTGCGACAGGTCGATCTGCTTGTTCAGCCCGTCGATCTCCTGACGCAGGCCGGTCTCGATGCTGTCGGTGCGGGCGATGGGCTCGAGGCTGTAGCCTGTGCGAGATTTCGTGTCGGCGCGTATCACGCCGCGAGACACCATCTCGTCGCGAATGTCGCGGACCACCGTGTTGGGAACCTTCGCCTTGGTGATGTCCCTCACGGCCTTCTGAATCTTGGGGAAACTGACGCCCTTGTCAGCCTTCACCTGCTGAACGGCACGATCATATTGGTCTTGGGTGAAGGTCTTGTTCTCCACCGGGCCGAAGCGGGCGATGCCGCCAGTGACGGGCTTCTGCTTCTTCGCCTCACGCTCGGAAGCGGCAGTGCCGACGATGGCTTGCAGTTCCTCTAGCGTGACCTCAGGGGACGGTTCCCGACCGGCGTTGGCACGCGCCTGAGAGATGGCAACGCGCTCTTCCATGGGGAGGCTCGTGAGAGCCACAGGGCGGGTAGGTGTGATAGCCTCCATACCCGCACGACCACGCAGTGCTGTCTCTTCCTGAGGCGTCGTACGGGCCGTGGATGGAGCGGGTAGGGCAAGAGGCGCAGCCTCTGGGGAGGCGACCTTTTCAGCGGATTCTGCTGCCCTGCTTTCTCGCGCGTTCTGGATGTACTGGTCGCCGCGAGCGCCCAGTTCCTCCATGTCCTCGTCGAGTTCTCGCTTCTTGCGTTCCGCTTCTTCCTTGCGGCCAGTGACAAGAGCGCCGCCCGCAGCTCCGATACCACCACCAAGGACGGCGGCTCCGAGTGCAGCCTCGCCATAGCGTTGAATTGCCTCCTCGCTCAGGGGGTCTTTGCCAGCCTGAAGAATGCCGAGCAGTTCCTGACCAAGTTCAGTCGGCACCTCAATGGCAACGCCACCCGCAGCACCTCGTGCGGCACGAGTGAAGAGACCGCCCTCAGCAGCCTTCTTCAGGACGTTTGCGCCATACTTGGCTCCGACAGCAGACAGGACACCGTCGAGCAGAGATGCCGGTGCAGCGGCAAGGGCGGCAGCGCCTTCGCTCACCTCAACGGGGCGACCCGCCTCGATGTCAGCCTCCTTCTGCTGCTCGCGGAAGTCTCCGTAGAAGTACGGTAGAGACGCGAGAGCAGCGCCACCGAGGGCACCCACCGTACCGCCGACAACGGCGCCTACCGGACCAGCGAACGCGCCAATTGCAGCACCGGCCTTTGCACCAGCGTAGCCGCCAGCGAGCGAGACAGCGGTCTGCGGTGCTGACGCGCCTGCGATTTCACCAATATAAGTCGCCGCGCTGCCTATGGCGCCCTGAGCCTCGCGCTCCCTCTCGAGGGCGGCAGCCTCAGCCAGACGATCAAGCTCAAGACCCTGACGCTCCGCGACACCAGCGCCGTATCCAGCAAGGCTCTCGAGCCCGGTGACGGTTCCGATGCCCTCCAGAGTGGAGCCGTATGCTCGGCCTAGCCCGGCTAGCCCTATGTCGACACTGCGACCGAATGCGGTGGTGTCTTCAGGGGGAGCGGCTTCAGTCTCGCCCGGAGCCCCGAACATCGACTCATACCGAGACTGGAACGCAGACTCTTGCTGCGCCACATACTGATCGATCCGGGCTTGCTCTGCTGGGGTCGGTACGTCCCCCGCGATGTTGACAGCATACTGCGTGCCGCTGAAGGCACCGGGGACGTATATGACGGCCATGAGGCGATCTCCGTAGTACTGCGGAGACTATACCTCACCCAATGGCGTCAGTCTACAGAGTTACCCTTCCTCGCCAACTGTCGCGTCAAATGGGGCGGACGTTGCTGCGGCGAACGCGCGCTCAAGCGCTATAAGTTCTCGACGGTAAAGCTCCTTTGTCTCTTCGTCGATAGCCTCGTCCATGTTCCTTATGATCTCCGCCCTCTTGCCGTAATAGGTGGCGATGTCACCGGGCTTCAAAACGGGGGCTCTGGTCTCGGCCTTGACGGTAGCGGCGCCACGGGCGCCAGCAGCGGCGCGTGCTGCACGGAGCCTCTCCTGTGCCGTCATCAGGGACAGACGGTCCTCTTCGTACTGGTCCCGAGCCTTGCGGAAGCCCTCGACGCCAACGAGGCCAGCCTCTCCAAGGGCGCCTGCGAACGTCGGCTGACGAGAGGACATGAGGGCCATGCCAGCCTGAGCCAGAGCCAGCCACTTGTCCTGCTGTGCACGCTGCTCGCGCTGCTGGAGGATGTTGCCGATCTCCGTCTCAAGCGGAGACATGGCAGCAGCAATGCCTCCTCCCGTGCGGTCAGTGGACGGGGGAGCGACAAACCGAGAGACACCTGTGCCAGTGTAGGTGCCAGCGGGAGCGCGGTCATCGCGAGGCATGGGGGGCGCTTCCGGAGGGGCCGTAACGACATCGGGCTCAACAGCCACTTCCTCTGCCGGTGGCGCAGTATACTCGGGCAGCACACCCGACTCGATCTCGGCAAGGCTCGGCAGAACTTCATCAGGGGGTCGCCTGCTGGTCATGAGAGCATCAAGCCCGCCCATGGGCATCGAGTATGGCGGCATTGCCCCGGGAATGCGCAGGGCTGAATTGGCCAGTATGTCGCCCCTGTTCCTCAGCGTAGCGGCTTCTGCTGTGTCCATGCCAATGCGAGACTGCCGCGCCTCCCTAGCGGCAACGGCCCTATTGACCTCTGGGCTTGTTGGCAGCGGTGCATCCGGACCAGAAGCAGCGGCTAGAATCTCCTCTGCCGTCATTGACGCAGGGCTGTAGCCAAGGTCGTCGCTGGCATCAAAGATACCGCTAGCAACACCGCCCTCCGAAGGCTCAAGTCGATCTGCACGCTGCGGTGTCGCAGGAATGGAGGGCCTTTCCATGAGCCCTGCGATGCCGCCAATGGACGCAGGTGGCGCAGAGGGGAGGAACGGCCTGCGAGTAATGCCAGCCGATCTGGGAGAGCCGTCCACATTGTGTGTTTCGCCGTAGCGGTCGAGCCACATGTTCTGCTCTTCGCTAGAGCCGCCAAGAGGGTAGGGCGGGGCAACTATCAAGCCGCCACGAACCACAGGCGCCCCATCCCGCATCTTCTGCACATACCCGCCATCAGCCATTCCCTGCACGGGGGCCTGTTGTGTAGGAGCGGTGTTCATGGCCATGTCGGTTTTGGGTGCCATGGCTCGAGCGGCACTGGCGATGCCTTGCTGAGGGACACCTGCGGCTGTCACAGCGTCTTCTGCGACCGTGGTCTGCGGCTGCCCCTGCCGCTGCGAGAACTCCTGCTCCATCTGCTTCCGGCGCGCGATCTCGCCGAGAACGAGGAACTGAGGCGCTTGCCCTGACGGCATCTGCATCTCGCGAACGAGTTGCTCGAGCGGCATACCCTTCAGAGCTTCCTGAATCTGGATGACGTTCATCATCACTGAAGACCCCTGTAGAGACCGTATGCGGAGATGCCAGCACCGAGAGCTTGCTGAAGCGGGCTAGGCTGCGGCTGATAGGTTGTTGCCGTGCCAGCGTCGGCAACGGGCAGACCACGAATGAACTGGGAGTAGGCGCCCAGTTGCTGCATCGGGTAGCCCTGTTGGCGCAGGAAGTCCTGATAGGCCACGTCGAGACCGGCCTGCCTGCGGGACAGGTCACCAAGGCCCTGAGCCTCGAGGAGTTGCGCTGCCTGAATGTCCCCGGCACGGGCGCGCTCACCGAGGTCTGCTGCGGCACGGGCCTGCTCGGCGCTGAAGCCCATGGCCTGAAGTTGGAACTCGCGTTGCCGCATCGCCTCGTCAGCACGAGCGGCCTGCACGCGGGCGAGTTCCCCGGCGCGGCCTGCTTCTACGCGGCCACGCTCTCCAGCCTCGCCTCCCTGTACGCGGGCAAGTTCGGCGATGTTGATGCCCTGAGTCCTCGCCTGCTCGGCAGCGCGAGCCTGCTGGACACGAGCGGCCTCTTCGAGGGTGATGCCTTCAGCTCTTGCAAGCTCCGCGATCTGACGCTGCTGCGTCTCCATCTGAGCGGCGCGGTCGGCGCCGAATTGGGCGGCAGCCTGCTCATAGGCGCGTTGCGCTCCGCTGGCCTGAATGTCGCCGACCTGCTTGGCCAGAGCCTCTTCTGCGAGCGCCTCCTGCACAGCCTGACGAGAGCCGCCGAAGGCTCCAGCACCAATGGCACGGGCCGCACGAGAGCCACGCTGACGCTCGAACTCCTGAACGGCAGACGCCTTCTCACGATCCACCACCGCCTGCATGTAGGGCGACATGTAGGTCGAGACTTCCTGACCGCTGAATTGACGAGCGGGGTCGTATTGTTGCGCCCGCGCAACTCCAGCCTCGAACTCGGTGAACGGTGTAGCGACACCGGCCTTGAATCCTCCGTACGGAGTGAATTGTGCCTCAGAGAACTGAGCAGGACGCTGCTGTCCAAGCTGCTGTGCCTGTGCCCCGAGAGACGAGAGCGTGCTCATGGCCTCACCGAGCCCAGCCGCAGGGCGACCCGCGATGTTGCGGATCATCTGCTGGGACGCGGTTATGTCCTGCCCAACTTGCGCCAACCGCTGCCCGCCGTAAGGGACGTAAGGCTGCTCACTTGCCGCCTTGGACTTCTTGAGGATGTCTTCGTAGTACGGCTTCGCCCACGCGGGGACATCCTGTACAGTCGTCTGGGTCGCTGTCTGACCGCCGCCCTTACCCATCGCTCAACTCCATCTTGTAGCAGACGTACTCAGGTTCCCACCCGGTGCCCTTGAGAAGCCTGCCCCATCCTTCGCGACCAGTGAACTCTATGTGCTTGCAGCCGTTGTGCTTGGCGTGCCGCTGCATGGCGTCGATGGTCTCGTGCATCCACGATGATATACCAGAACCACCGATCCAGTCCAACACCATTGCCTTGCAGCCGGGATACCTTGTTACTCTGGTCGTGTAGTAGCCGACAGGCTCCTCGTCCTTCCTGACCATCCACAAGACGCTGTGCCCGGCCTCTATGTCCAGATAGGTGTCAGGGATGCTGGTCCTACCATTAGAACGGTCAACGGCTGGCTTCAGCCAGCGGCAGGCATCTCCCCATACCGCGTTGAGCAGTTCCGGCGGTACGGCGAAGACCCTGACATCGGACATTTACGCTTCGACCATCTCGCGCACTGCTTGAGGGGCACGAGACCCGGCGCGGTTCAGGCGGTCCATGAAGCCAGAACCGAACTCGTCCTCGAGCGCATCCGTCGAGTCCTTGCGGACCACGAACTCTCCATCGCTCAGGAGCACATCCTGCTCTCCGTCGATTGTGGCGGGCACCATGTCATCGGTCCCAGAACCATCTCCGGGTCCACGAACCTCACCCTTCTCGCCGTTGGCGAAGCGCTCGATAGTCTCATCGAACTCGCCAGACTGGACGCGGTCAACAAGGTCACGCAGCGCATCCTCACCGTAGGTCTGCACGAAGGTGGCGAGAGCGATCTCAGGCTGCGGGTGCATCTCCTTGATGGCCCTGATGGCGTCGGTAATGACCGTCTTCTCGTTGCCACCGGCAGGGCGCTTCTGCTCGATCTCGAACTCGCCGTCCTCGGGCTCGATCTCGGTCTCCACTCCCCTCTGCGCCATGATGGCGGCAAGGCCACCTTCTTGCATCCGAACCAGTCCGCCATTGGCGTACCCACGGGTGAAGTACTCGGAAGTGTACGGGTCGCTCAGACCGTAGTCGAACTCAGGATCGTACCCCCCGCCATATCCAGTGGGCGGCGTGCGCGGCGTACGGACCATCGGCCTGATCTGCGTGAGATCGGGAACCTCACCCTTCTCGCGCTTGGGAGCGCGCTGCGGCGAGGCAAGAGCGGAGCCCATGGCGGCACCAAGGCCTTGAGCGGAGGAGCCAAAGTCCATGCCGCCACTGAACACACCGGACAGCGACGGAGCGGCACCGAGGCCAACCGGACGCGGCGGTGGGACGGGAACAGATGCACCGCCGGATGTCATGACGCTCTGAGCGCCGCCCCCGCCACCGATGGCATTGCCGATGGCTCCGAGTGCCGTGCCGCCGAGGAACGAGCCGAAGCCCGCCTTGACGCCCTCACCCAGATCACCGGTCTCGAGAGTGCGGCCAAGGCCAGCACCGACAGAACTCGCGATGAGAGGGTTGGAGAGGAATGTCCCGAGGGAGCCAAGGCCAGCAAGAGCGCCAGACTTCGCGAGTCCAGCGCCCAAGAAGCTCAGAAGCATCGGCAGTGCCATGGTAGTCTCCTTACGCCAGTAGCTTGGCGAGCGTCTTCGGCCCAGCCACCCCGTCAGCCGTCAGGCCTTGGGCTTGCTGCCACTCTTTGAGGGCTTTTTCGGTGCCGGGGCCGAAGCTGCCGTCGGCTGTGATGCCAAGGGCTTTTTGGAGAGCGGCAACTTCTGCTCCACGGCTTCCGACACGGAGGACTTGAGTTCCTCCACCTTGTCCTGCACCGCCTCCTCCACCTTGTCCTGAACCTTGTCCAGCACCTTCCCCGCTACCGCTTCCACCACCATTCCCTGCGGGGTCTTCCCCAGTAAGGACCGCAAGACCTTGAACATAGCGCCGTCTCCTGTCTTCGAGGCCGATATCGCCCCCATTGATGATCTTCGTGACCTTCGCGACATCGCCCGTGTCGGCCACTTCGTTCAACTTGCGGCTGTCCCAGAACCACAAGGCAGACACCAGAGCGCCCTCTTTGGTCTCCAGATACTCGGCAACCTCTTCGGCAGTCTTGCCGATTGCCTTCCCGAACGTCGCATAGTTCGAGCGGCCAGTAACCTGCTTCAAGCCGCGTCCACGGAAGCGCCAGCCGTCGCCCTCTTGAACGTTCCCGAGCGCACCGCTCGAAGAGCGATTCTTGTCCATGTAGACGTAGTTGGCGATTTTCTCAGGGTTCTTGGCATACTCTGCTGCGTTCTGTTTCCCCGGCCCAAAGTAGCGTGGGAAGACGCGGAGCAAGGTCTCTTCCTTGTAGTTGAGGTTCTCCTCGAGCAGTCGGAAGTCTCCGCTCTCGTGGGCGCATTGAGTGATGAATGATGCGATCCGACGCGGCGAGGTGATGCCATACTTGGGCAGCATGTCATTGAGAACCTTACACCACTCACCAACCTCCTTGTTGGTGGGGATCATCTTGGCAAGTTGCGCCTCAGTCAGGAGTGCCATGGTATCTCCTACTCACACCACGAAGACTTCTTCTCACCCTTATACGGCCTCGCGTGCCCGTTCTCAATCAGCATGTCGGACAGGCTCTTGCCGTCAAGGAAGACGTATCCCAGCACCCTGCCGCCGTACTTGTCCCATTCCTTGATCTGCACGTCGATCACCGTGGCGCTGGCGATTGCGGCCTTGGTGAACGCACTCGCCTCAAGTGCCTTGCCAGCCTCGGCGGGGCACAGAGCCCTCGGCGCCTTCTCTGGAGTGTCCACACCTAGCACACGAATGGAGAGCTTGGGGGGCAGGGGGGCTGGCAGGAACCCCACTGCGATCTCTATCGTGTCGCCATCTATGATGCGGTTGACCTTGTACGGCTCAGCAGACGCGCTGAAGCCGAGGAAGATGAGTACCATCGCCTTGGTCAGGATGGCGATGACCGCTACCCAGTGGGGCACCCAGTTGGCCATCACTCGGAGCCGCCAGCCGGGGGTTCGGGCGCCTTGTCCTGCCCGCGACGTGTGGCGAGCATGATGCCCGACAGCGTTCCGGTGAGGAACGTCGCGATGGGCTGGATCAGTTCGAAGAACTTCTCGTCGTTCGGAGCGCTACCATTCATCGGCTGCGTCACGAAGATCAGGCTGTAGAGCACGGCGAAGATCGTGCCGGTCAGCGTCAGCGCAAGGCAGATACCAACAAAGAAGCGTAGCTTGGCCTCCAAGGCATCGGCGTAGTCGTCAACCTTCATTTGTCACTCCTCCCCTCTCGATGAGGTAATCTGTGCAGGTTCCTGATGCCTCGCATACTGGAGGCAGGCACTGTTGGTCAGACCACATTGCGGGGTCTTGGCATTGATAGCGGTAGAACCCGTCCCCCGCCATGTAGATCATGTAGGCAAACAAAGCCACGGCAACGGCCAAGGCAACGAACGGGCCGTAGGTAATCACCCCCCAAGCCGCTTTGATCATGCGTCTCATCAGTAGCCCTCATTGTTGGCGTAGTAGAGGAAGATGATCAGGCCAATCATGGCTGAAACGGACGAGATGATCAAGAAAATCAGGAGTCCGCTGATCAGCATCTCCTTCACCTCGGCCTTTCGGTGCTCGTGGGCCTGCCTGCGCTTGCGGATGTCCCCTTCCATGCGGAGGAACTCTTCCCACCCGCTCTGGCCATACGAGAATTGGATGTACGTCCTCAACTCGTTGCGCTGCGCCTCGATCTTCTTCTTGGCAGCGAAGACCTCCATGGCCTCCGCTTGGGCGCTGCCGCTGAATGCCTTGTACCAAGGCGGGTCTTCCGCCTTCTTCTCGAAGTACTCGAGGTCGGAGATGGCACTGGCCCATTGGGACAGTTGGCCACCCATGTCCTGAAGTTCTCTGCCGAACTCAATGCCCTTCTTGATGGCATTGTAGGCGCTGCTGGCGAGCGCTATCGCACTGACTGGATCGAGCATGGCATCATTTCCCTACTCTCTCCATGAGGCGGTCGATCTTCGCGTCGAGCGCTTCCAAGCGCGTGATGACGCTGCTGATGTTCAATTGAACTTCTGCCTTCGTGACGTATTCCCTAGCGACTTCTTCGCGGGTCCGGTTCAGCAGAATCTGCAAGCGGGTGATCTCGTCGGACCACCCCTTGAGCACCCATCCCGCAACGCCAATCGCGGTTGTCAGAGCGGCGCTCCAGATCGTTTCAAGTTCCAAGGTAGACCTCCGACGCACTCCTGACGCTGGAAGCCTACCAGAAAAACGGGGTAGTCGGAAGAAGTCCTACATAACTTTTGTGCCGATGGGAGAGAGTGTCGCAACCGTGATGTAGGTGTCCCGACGCTCCACGCCCGTCCAAGGGTAGAAGCACTTCGGGCACCGACCATCCGGGTAGGATGCGATCTCTTCCGGCGTGTCCACGAGATTGTCGCAGGTCGCGCACTGGATGTGGTCCACGGACTTTGCAGGCGTCATTCCTTCAGGCGTAGCCATCTCACCCCTCGCTCATGATGATCCAGTTAGTGCCGTCGCTCACAAGCGTGGCCCAGACGCCCACAGTTGCGGCTAGAATGGCGGTGCCAGCGACGGTACCGCCTATCGGGACGACGTTTGAACTCGCCGACACAACGGTCTGGGCTTGCAGGTTCTTGATCGTGATCTCGCGACCAGACCAGCTTGACGCTGTCGGTAGAGTGACCGTGCAGGAAGACCCTGTCTTGTTGTTGATCAGCCACCGCTCGCCATCTGCGACGGTGAAGTTCGCTGTCTTTGTGACTGGCACGCCGCCAGCGTCTGGGGCGAGGAGTAGCTGGCCATTCCTCTGCCAGATGGTGCCCGCCTCGAGGCCAGATGGGCTTGTCGGAGTGTTGGTCAGCGTGACCGTTGTGAAGCGACCGTCGCCGGGGTTTTGGACCTGCTGCGTGTACAGGGCAAAGGCACGGATGATCTGCGCGAAGTAGCTCTGGTTGTACTCTCGAGGCGGAGCCGGGAAGTACGGGACGATGTTCTTGCGCGACATCAGCGCTTCCCATCTGTGCGCATGTCGATGCGCGGCGTTCCGAGACGCCAGATGGTGCCAGCTTGGTTGGACTCGATCCTGAAGGTGATGGCCCTTCCACGCAGGCGCACGAAAAGTTGGTCGGTATACAACTCAACGGGAACCGACTGCGTCCTCGTCGTTGTCTCTGCCTCAGCGCCGTAGGACGCTCCGCCGGGGTAGTTCTTGGCGGCAAGCGTAAGGGTCGCCTGTGGCGCAGGGTTGCTGGAGTCTCTGAACGTCAAGTCCGGGATGATACGGCTGACGAACATGAACTGATTGCCGTCGCTGATGTCCACAGAACTCGACTGGATGTAGGAGTTGATAGCAGAGAACGGGTTCGTGCTGCCATCGCTGAAGCCGTACTCTTGGAAGTACAGGTAGCCGTCCGGTGCAGCGGCGATGGGATACGTCAGGACGTTGCGATCCTGCCAAGCTGTGCGCGCCAGTGTTCCGTAGTACCAGATGTCGAGTTCGTAGTTGTAGACGACGTACTTGTTCACGTCGTTGCTGGACGTTGACGGGTAGAACCACCAGACCTCAGAGTACGCCGCGTTCGCAGCGCCAAAAATCTTCGCGCTCTGGTTCACGTTCAGGTCGTCGAAGACGTACTCCTTGACCGTGCAAGGCAGTGTTCTGGCGGCACCGTCGTAGGAATAGAAGTCGCGCTGGCCCATCCAGTAGACCGCGTCGCCAACGGCCACAGGAGAGTTCGGAGAGATGATCGAGATGTTCGACGAAATCTCGGAGATGCCGAACGTGAAGGGCGGTCCGACATACTGAAGCGCATGAACGGACGTGTCTGTGAACACGAGAATCTGCTGCTTGGTCTGGACAGCGCCAACGATCTGGCTGCCGGTGCCGATACGCAGTTCTCCAGCGGTGTTGTCCGGGCGCGCCTCCCAGTCGGTAAGGCTCTCCTGATCTGAGAACCGTATGCAGAGACGGTCTTGCGTGCCGGGTGTTGCCTCGGGGTCACAGGCGAATGCGATAACGTGCCTGTCACGCTCGGAGACGATGACCTGCCGAGCGATCCTCGGGGTCATATTGGCACCGGCCAAGTTCTGAAGCTCGACGGCACGCACACCAAGCCCGGCGCTCGTATCCCACCGATAGAGACCGCCGTCATAGACGCAGATGACCAAGTCTTCGCCAAAGTTGTCCTGAGACCAGAGGCGCAGTTGCGCGCCAGTAGTTGTGGTCGTTGCGGCAGAACTCCAAGAGCCACGGCTCCAAGGACCGGCACCCCACCCTGTACCAACGACGGTCGTGGAGAGGCCGATGGTGATCTGGTAGTTGGCTACGACGACAGTGCCGCCACCAGACGTAGCGCCGGATGTGGCTGACCCACCAGTATCAACCTTGTAGGAGTTGGCGTTCACAACCTCTGTGACGACATGCTCCTTGTTGATCTGTGCCGTGGTCAGTCCATCGAATGCCGTGGCGCCAGACAGCGTAACGTAGTCACCGACAATAGCGCCATGGCCGGTGTCCGAGACCGTGATGATACCGCTGCCAGCAGTTCCGGTGGTTAACGGATTGGACCCAAGTGTTACCGTTCTGCGGATTGGAGTGATGTCGTTTGGGCTACCACCATCGACAATGTAGTACTTCAGGTTGGTGCCAGCGCCCGTGTAGATGTCGTTGTTGAGCGCAGTCCAAGTATGAAGAGCCACGCACTGCCCCAGCAGCGGCGCATTGGAGAGCTTCTCCCAGCCGCCAATGGACTCAGGCAGGCCGAACCTGAACCTGATCTTGTTGCCGTCCACCCAACCGCCAGAGTTCGTATAGTCAGTCGTCTCGCGGTTGATGCCGGGCCGGAACTGGAGCTTGGTGAGCACCGAGGGTCACTCCGGTTTGATGGGCCACACTACGTTGTGCGGGAAGCCTGCCTGCTGAGGCACATCGAGAAGCGCCTGACGATACGTCATCCACTCACCCTGCTTCTCGGAAGACATAGAGGCCCAGCGAAGGGGGTTGGAGACGATGGGATCAACATGGGACTTGAGGCGATTGTCTCGGTCATAACGAACGCCTGAGGCGGCGCGTGCATCTCTCCCATTTTCCCACTCAAGCTCTTCAGCAAGACGATCTGCAACTTCCTGATCTGAAAGTTCGACCGAAACACCATTGACCATCTTGAACATGGCAGTGCTCATTGCCTTACCTCACGCATTCTTCAGACCGTACATAGTGATTGTGCCACTGGCTATGTTGCCAGAACTGAAGAGAAAACGAACCGCGTTCACATCAGCCGCTGACCTACGCTGCCCGCTAGTGTTGGCAACGAAGAGCCTGTCACTAAGGCTTTGATATGTAACGTAACCAAGAACTGAGTTATAGGCTGTCTTGTCAGGCATCGTGACGTAGACATAACCGCTTACACCGTACTCTGCGGCAGCGTTTCCAATTGCTTGGTCAAAGGTGGCGCCAGAGACGCCAGCCAAGGCTATGCTCGTGGCGCTGTTGCTGGTATAAGAGGCGACTACAGGATTTCCTCCACTAGTGTCCCACCCAATCGAGAGCATCGCAGCCCCGTAGTTTGTCGTGTCATAGGTAGAGCCGCCATCTGTTGATGTTCTGAGAAGAAGGTTCACAGAATCAGTGACTGGCTTCACGCTCCCAAGCACGAATAGGTATGCGTCATAGGTGGCGGGGGCAAACCCAGTAAAGTCTAGCGAAGTAGACGAACTGGCGTCTGCCGATGCTATAAACGACATACCGGACGTCACGCTCGAGGTAATCGTCGGGTTCCCGCTGACGCCGTCCCCGTTCGTGATGCTGATGCCAGTACCAGCGGTGAGTGTTCTAGCCGCAACTGTACCAGAACCTGTACGGGATATCATGCCGGTTGTCGAAAGTGCGGCAAGTGCCGCAAGATCGGGGTCGTAGGCCTGAACATCCGTGCCAATCGCCAGACCAAGAGCAGTCCTAGCGTTCGGCGCCGTGGTAGAGCCTGTGCCGCCGTTTGCGACTGCAAGCGTGCCAGCAAGCGTGATGGTGCCGGATGTGGTGATCGGGCTCCCGGAGACGGTCAAGCCGGTAGTCCCGCCAGACAGGGCGACGGACGTGACGGTCCCCGAGCCACCAGTCGAGGCGATGGTGATCGAGCCAGCACCGTTGGTGATAGAAATCCCGGAGCCTGCGGTGAGAGTGGACTTCGTCAGCGTGTTGCCGGTCGTGTTGCCGATCAGCAGTTGGCCGTTCGTATAGGAGGTCTGCCCGGTGCCGCCGTTGTCAACATCGAGCGTCCCAGAGAGCGTGATGGTCCCAGAGCCTGTGATCGGGCCTCCGGTGGCCGTAAGGCCGGTGGTCCCACCAGAGACATCAACAGACGTGACGGTCCCACCGCTGCCGCTG